CCATATACTTTCATCAGCAAAAGTATAAGTTCCTTTTCCATTGAAGTTATCATCCTTAAATTCACCTACATACTTATCTCCATCAGCAGTAGTAAAAGTTCCTTTTCCATTGAAGTTACCATCCTTAAATTCTCCTACGTATTTCTCTCCATCAGTCCAAGTCATAGTCCCTTTTCCATTGAAGTCATCATCCTTAAATTCTCCTACGTATTTAGTTCCAGTAGTATAAGTATAAGTTCCTTGTCCATTTTTACAATCACCCTTTATACAACCTGTAACTTTTACTTCTGGTTTTTCTTCAGAGTCAACTTCAACTGTTTCTGATTCATCCCCCAAAACCTCTTTATTAATTGTTTCTACATCTTTCGCGGTTTGATCATCTTGTTCAGATATAACCGATTCAGAACCTTCTTTAATGTTAAATTTTTTATTTAAAACCTTAACAGTTTCTTCACCAGCGATACCATCATCTTTTAAACCATTTTCTCTTTGGAATTTTTCCAAAGCTTCTTTTGTCTTAGGTCCAAAAACACCATCGTCTTCTACACCCAAAAGTCTTTGTAGTGGTTTAACAACATCAGAATCTGATCCTGTTTTAATTACACCCTCTTTTATCACTTCTTGATAACTATCCTCAACTAAATTACCGTACATTCTTTCCTCTGTAAACAGTGACTTAATTCTATTTATTTCTTCGTTAATATTATTACTTGACTTATTCATAAAATTATATTTTTATCTGTATTCTATAAATATTGGAATAATATAAAAAAACACTTATAAATAAAAAATCCCCATTATAAATGTATGTTATAATGAGGATTAATAAATAATATGTGTGGTGATTTTATATTTGTGTTACATAAAAAATCCCTTTTACATATAATATATACATAAAAGGGATAAAGTAAACATTCGATAAAGGGATCTCAAAACACGTTTATGGCCCGATCAAACCGGAGTGTACATGTAATTTCAGCTAAAGAATCTGAACTGTAATCTAATGAACCAAAATCAGCGTCATTTAATTGAGTTCCTTGTAAAATCCATTTCTGAACAACAACACCGGTTGGGTCTAACATTTCCAATTCAACATCTTTTTTGTAACCAGCCGCATAACCTTGTCGTCCTGTTACAGATTCTGAATGTAATCTAACCCACTCCATCAAAGCTTGTGTAGCTGAAGGACCGATTGGGTCTCTAAATGTTACTGAAATAGATTCCCACTGAAATCTACCAATCACATAGGTAGATGTATTTAGGAAAGGTATTTCTACCTCACTACTAGTATATTTTGGTCGACTTGTTGTTGATACCCACCATTCTTGTATTCCCAGTTCATCGGGAAACCTTAAAATAAACCTATTCTGTCTTAATGGTTCATAAGGAACAGGCATTCGCATTAATAAATCCGCCATTTTTTAATTTTTTTTATAGTTATTATTGTATATGATAAATTTTTTCATTACCTTTAGTAATAAATATCTAAAAACCAAAAAAAGTGGATTATAAAAAGTTTTTTTTAGAAAATAATAAAGCTGGATTAAAGACCAGAGAATCGTATATTATTAAAAATCATAATGAAATCTATCAAATAATCAATGAATATTGTGATAATATAAAATTAAATTGGGATATTTCGTTTAAAGAAAAAGTTTATATCTTTATAAATAATTTAACTGAGGTTCCCATATGTAAAAATTGTGGGGTAAAATTAAAGTTTAAGAAAAGTCTAAGAGAGGGGTATGGTAGTTATTGTTCAATAAAATGTACCAACCAACACGAAGAACATAAAAACAACGTTAAAGAAACCTTTAATAGAAAGTATGGTGGTTCACCAATAAGGGATAAGGGTATAAAGAAAAAAATAGAACAGACAAACTTAGAAAGGTATGGGGTTACTAATATATTTAAAGATAGTGAATATATAAAATCAAAGACTAAGGATAAGTTAGGTGTTACCAACCCAAACCAACTAAATAGTGTTGTAGAAAAAAGAAAATCAACTAACCTTAATAAGTACGGTGTTACAAATACATTATTATTGGATGACTCTCGTAAGAATAATCATAGTTCCAAACTAATTAATTTTAATGAAAAGTATAAGGGGTTAAATGTTATTGACGATTCTGGTGATTATGTTAAACTTAAATGTAATGACTGTAATAAAGAATATGATATAGATAGAAGTCTATTATTTTATAGATTTAAAAATAAAATAAACCCTTGTACTATATGTAATACCGTAAGTGAGTTAAAATCCATTAAAGAAAAGGAAGTTATAGATTTCTTATCATCTTTGGGGTTAAACCTTATTAAGGGTGATAGAGATATTCTTAACGGTAAGGAGATTGATATATTAATACCTGACTTTAATATTGGTATAGAATTTAATGGGTTATATTGGCATTGTGAGAAATATGTTGACAAGGATTATCATTTAAATAAAACTAATGTGTGTGAGTCTAAAGGGATACACCTAATACATATCTTTGAAGACGAATGGGTTAATAATAAGGATATTGTTAAAAGTAGATTAAAAAACTTATTTAAATTAACTGATAATAAAGTATATGGTAGAAAATGTATAATAAAAGAAGTTAACACTAAAGATAAAACAAAGTTCTTAAATGATAATCATATTCAAGGTACAATAGGTAGTAAAGTTAATTTAGGTTTATATTATAATGATGATCTGGTTTCGATAATGACATTCGGTAAAGGTAGGGTTGTAATGAATGGTATTAAAAATGAATGGGAGTTATTAAGGTTCTGTAATAAAATTAACCATTCTGTTATCGGTGGGGCTAGTAAATTATTTAAACATTTTATTAAAAACTATAACCCAAAACAATTAATAAGTTACGCTGATAGAAGATGGTCACAAGGTAACCTATATAATCAATTGGGGTTTAATAAGACACACAACTCAACACCAAACTATTTTTATGTAGTTAACAATGAAAGGGAACATAGATTTAAATATCGTAAGAATTTATTGGTCGAGTCTGGGTTTGATATTAAAAAAACTGAAAGAGAAATTATGTATGATAGGGGGATTTATCGAATATATGATTGTGGGAATTTAGTTTATACTTACAATAATAAAGAAATTTCTTTGTAAAACCCCCTATTTATGGGAATTTTTAATAAAAAAATCAAAATTTATTACAAATCATAGCGCGATATCGAAAAGTTTGGCTTATATTTGTGACAACTAAAAAACAAAAAACTATGAAAAAATTAATTTTAATACTCGGAATTTTAATAGGATTATCAATTGGTGTATCATCTCAATATATGGATGGTAAAACAAGAAGTGAAACCCATAAAAGGGTAACCAAAAAAACTTATGAGCGTAATTTGACCAATGAACTGGTGAAATATATCGAAACAGGGGACGTAACACCCTTATTAGATTTGGTTCAAGAAGAAGATATAACTTTCATTGGTTTAAGTGGTGATTTATACTTACCAAGTGAAAACAAAGAATACTTCGTAAAATTCATTCAGGAATATTTAGATGTTCGATCTAAAGATTTAACAATACTTAAAATTGACAAAGAATTTTATGACAATTATTATTCACCAGCTGGTAGCGCCTATAGAATGGTTATACAATACCCTAATTCAGAAAGATATGATATCGTTGGTATTAATTACAACAATGAAGGGAAACTGATGGGAATCACAATCAACGACAATCTTCATAAGTATAGATTTGTTGATGGTGATTTAAATAAAATATATGGTTGTGAATACGGTTATGAGGGAGAAAAAATAACTTATATGAGAAAGTTGTAATCAACAAAAACAAAAAGACTATGAAAAAAGGGTAGATTTAATCTACCCTTTTTTATTTACTATCTTTAATAATTGATTTTAGCTTTTATCATTGTGACACCTCAACATCAAGTATTTCCCCAATCTTACTGAATAAATCCTTTTTTACGTTTTCATTCCATACATTATTAGCAGCTTTAAATCCACCTATTTTTTTACCTATATTAATTAAAGTGTTGGTTGGTATCTTACCGTTTGAGTGAATTGCTCCAGCGATAGGTTTTCCATTCATATAAACATTATATACGACATAATATTTATTTGTTTCTTTATTAAGTTTTTGAGCACCTTTTATCGTTAATTTTCTTTTTTTACCATCGTTACCAGCAATTTCAAAGTTACCGCTTTTTATTTCTAAATCACTTTCTTGTTCTTTTATTACTTTTGTTACAATACGTCTTAAATCTGACTCTGTTAGATTTATAACTTTTCCGTTTTTCTTAATTTTCATAATATATTTTATTATTATTATTATTATCTTTTTATATAAATATAAGTAATTTACAAAAAGTTACTTCTTTATAATCATTCTCTTCTTTTTTGGGTTGTCTGGATCTGAGGTATCATACACCAAGAACTTAATATCTGGATATTTCTGTTTTAATTTTTCTTCTATTAACTTTTCAACTACCTCAACGTTACTGATGTCATCATCACTAAACCCAATACTGATACCCTCAAACTCATCATTATCTTGATATGAACTAACTGTATCAACAACCCTATCCACAAAATCTTCGAACGCTATTTTTTTACCTTCTTCTGGATTTGTACCACTAGTTTCTAAACCAAACTTATTCGCAAACTCTTTAGATGAAACAGGGTGATAATCTTGTAAATTAAGATATTCATCTATCGTAACCCCTTTTAAATTGTTTTCCATCTCTTTTTGTTCATCATATTTAAAAGAATTATTTATAATGTACTTTATACCGTCTTTAATCGCTCGTGGAGGATTCGATCGGGCTGTGATGATAGAGAAGTCACTACCACTAATTAAAGCTTCTTTAAACTTATTAAAACTAGGCCCAAACCTTCTATATGATATAGCCTCTTCAACATCCCTTAAAAAAGCATCATAATCTTTAAAATCTTTAAATGATTGTGAAATGTCGTCATTTAAATATCTAAATTCTGTTCCTAACTTATGTCTAACACTTCTAAATTGTTCCGTTGATACGGATACTGGTACCCAAGTTAAACCGTTAACACTGTAATCTAAATGAATTCTTGTTGGCATCATAAGTATATTATCATCCCAGTCGAAAGAGTAGGCTCTTTTTTGAAATTCCTTTAATAGTTTATATTGTGATTCGGTAAGTTTAACTTTCATATTTATATAAATATTCTTGGAAATAAAAAAACCCACATATAGTGGGTTTAATTATTATTTTATTTATTCCTATTTTAGATATCGTCAAAGTTAGCACCAGTGTTAGTGATGTTAAACTCAATACTAATGTATTCTAACGATCTTGTTGGTTTAATAAATACTCTACCATTCAATTCATTTCTATCAATTGATTCTGGAGTATCATCCAACGTTACTCTAAAGTCTGTTAAACCTCTTTCTTTTCTAATGTTATCCAAAATTGGGTTAACTAAACTTAAGAACTGATTTCTTACAACCTCATCATTTTGTTCGAATAACAATCTGATTGAAACCGCTGAAATAAGTTTTCTAGCTTGTAACAACAATCTTCTAACATTGATTCTGTTAAGAGCTGTTTCTTTTACTTGTAACGTTTTGTTACCAAAGATTACAACACCTACATCTGAGAATGTAGCCATTGGATTAAGTCTTCCTTCATATAAAGTATCTCTATCATCCAATCTAAGTTTAACTCTCGCCTTAACTGCGTTTGTTGTACCTCTATTTAAACCAGCTGCTGCGAACCAAGGGAACGCTACGTTATCTGTTAACGCAATGTTTCTCATAACTTCTACAGTAGGTGGTAACCATACGTATTTATTATTTTCTGTATCGTTCATCTGTAACCATGGCCAGTATGTAGCAGAATAGTTAGAATCAACTCCTGAATCTTCTACTAAGTCAACAGCTTCACCAACTGTTATTGGTTCGTTATCAGAATCAACATCTGGTGTTGTAATAACATAAAGTGAATCTGCTCTATCTACCTCAACCATATCAACAGCACTTTCTACTAAACCTATTTGATTTTCTAAATCTAAACCTGGTGATGCGAATACGTTAATATTAACAGCTTCAGGGTTATTATATGTGTAGATACCATCTAAGAATGCGTAGTAATCAGAAGTAACACCTTCATCACCTTCAGAAGTAACAAATGTCGAAAATAATCCACTAGTTAACCCTAAAGAACCTTTAGAACCTGTTTTGGTATATGAATCACCATTAGTTCTTTGAGTTCTATACTCATCCCATCCATCATAACCACCGAATGGTGCGAATGTGAATTTTCTTGCTGCTAATTTATCGTATGGTCCACCACTTAAGCTACTATCTGTAGTAAATGCTGAAACACCTACTTGTAGTGTTGGTACATATGTGTCTTTACCAGCGTCGATAGTTGCACTAGTTGCGTTAACATCTAAATGGAACCCATCAGTTCTACCACTATAAGTGTTTTCCCCATTTGCATCCTTAACACCTGCGTCTACATTGTTTATACCTTTATAGTTAAAGAAGTCTTGATCAACTCCGATAGTAGAATTCAAACCTAAATAAGTTTTTCTTAATTTAGAAGTTGTAAATTCACCATAAGCTGTTTGGTATTCGATTTTAGGTGCAATAGCAGTTCTATCACCGATATATGTTCTATTTAAAACACCCTCAAAACCAGCTGGAAAATGATTTTTTAAATCTGGATCGTTTTCATTATACAATTCAACCATTATATATTTACTTCTTAACGGATATTCACCGTCATTAGTTCCTATTTTTCTTGCAATATATCCGTTACTAGTACTGTCCATAGATAAGTTAGAGAATTTCTCTACAACTGATGGATTAGCATCTGTATCATTAAAATTTCTAATTACTAAATCAAACGTTCTATTATCTGGTCTAATGTTTATGATTGAAAATTTAATATCCTTATTTGCTGCATTACCATCAGATATTGTAATAAATCTAAAAAGTCTTTGTAATGTAGAACCGGCACCAGTACCTTTAAGTTCAGATAAAACCCAAGGTGAATAAGCTGATAACCATTTTTCTTTATAATCGTTTAAATTATTTG